AAATAGATATATGTTTATTCTTGATTCTGTTGATGGTCTTATCACAAGAGGCGATAGCGAGAAGTCATTGTCAGAAGCAACGAAAGTAGCTGGTGGAGCAGTTATCTCATCCACATTAATGAAGAAAATATCTCTAGCTTTAGGTAAAAGAGGCCATATGGCCATATTCATTAGTCAAGTTAGATCTGAAATTAAACTAGATCCATATGCAGCAAATAAAGATATCAGACAAACTACTGCAACTGGTGGAAATGCATTGTTGCATTTTGCTAATTGGATTCTTGAATTTGAACCAAGATTCAATAAAGATCTTATCCTTGAAAAACCAAACGAAAGATATGATTCAGTTAAAAATAAAATCATTGGACATAATGTAAAGATTGTAGTTAAAAAGTCCACAAATGAATCTACTAATTCAAAGATTCAATATCCAATCAAATATGGTCGTAAAGATGGATCTTCTGTTTGGAGAGAATACGAAGTAATTGATCAAATTGTTGCTTGGGAATTTGCAACTGCAAAAGGAGCATGGGTTACATTCTCAGATGAAATTATTGAAGAACTCAAGAAGGTTAATCTAGAGCTTAAGAAGCAACATCAAGGAATTGATAATTTAAGAGCTTATCTTGAAGAAAACAAACCAATTGTAGATTATTTTTATAATAAATTCATTAATACTCTTGCATCATGAGATTATTAAATATTAACGGTAAACTCGTTAATAAGAACGTTAATAAATATAGGATAGATTGGGATGGTAAAAGTAGAAGTAAACTTCAATTTAATTTCAAGCAATTCTTTTATCCATATTGGAAAAATCATATAGTATTTGAAGAGTTTCCAGTTTATGGATCAATGATGAAAGTAGACCTCTTTAATGCAACAAAAAAGATAGCAATAGAAATCCAAGGCAATCAGCATGAAAACTTTAATAAATTTTTCCATGATAATTCTAGATTAAAATATCTTCAAAGCATTAAAAGAGATGTAGCAAAGTCTAAATGGATTGAGATTAATAATTTTAAATATCTAGAGCTATACGAATCAGATTTAAAGATTCTATCACCACAATATATAGAAGATAAATTCGCAATTAATATTATATAGTGTAAAAAATATTAGTGGCAAAGAAGAAATTTAACTTTCCGAAGAGTTTACTAAAACAACTTAACGAATTTAGTTCTGGTGGATATGTATTATTTAATTTTAATGAAAATAATGATCCTCAAGCCATATCTAAATTTGATAATCAAATGAATGCTATGGCACTTTTATATTATATTAATACTTGGTCACAAAGTATTGATCAATTAAATCTAGACGCTACAACAGATGCTATCTTACAAGAAAATGGCGAGGATCGTGAAGGGGATGATACTTTTTCAGATATAGAAGACGAAGACGAACAATAACCTTGACTTTTAAAATATAGATTGGTACAATACTTATACGATGATTTATTCTCTTCAAGTCGAAAGACATGTATTGAGCGGTTTGATTAAGTATGAAAATTTGTTTGCTGATGTAGATACATTTATATCAGAAAATGACTTTTATAATGATGTTCATTCCACAATATATGCTGTTTATAAAAATATTAAGCATAAAGGTGAAAAAGTAGATAAAGTACTTTTAGCAGAAAAGATTAAAAATCTAGGAATATCATTTAAAGATGATATTAATATATTTGATTATGTAGACAATCTTTCATTCTCCCAAATTACAGAAGATGCTACAATCAAAGCTTGTCAAGAACTATTAAAACTAAGAATTCGTAGAGAAATTTCAGATACAGCAGATAAAATTAAAACTTATGTTGGTAAAAATGCAGAAGTTTCAATCGATCAGCTTTTAGCAGATGCAGATGCCATGTATAATAATAAAATATCGGCATATACAACAAATGATTTACCAATTAATATCTTTGAAAACGCAGAAGATATTATTGAAGAAATTGGAAACTCTCCAAGAGAAGAAACTGGATTAATAACTCCATATCCAGAATTTAATAGAATGTATGGTGGTCTTAAGAATGGAAATATTTATGCAATAGTTAGTCGTCCAGGTCAAGGAAAATCTTCTTGGATAAATGATATATGTTTTAAAACTGCAATAAACCCAAAGAATAAAGTTAAAGCTTTAATCTTGGATACAGAAATGCAAGCTCCAGATATTAGATTCAGAATGATTTCTTCATTAACTGGAGTTCCAATGTGGTATTTGGAAACTGGAAATTGGAGAAAGAATGAAGAAATGGTTAAAAAAGTAAGAGCAGCTTGGCCTTTAATTAAAAATCATCAATACCATCACTATCATGTAGGCTCGAAGAGTATAGATCAAATTTGTTCTATGATTAGAAGATGGCATCTTTCTCAAGTAGGAAGAGGAAATCAAGCAGTTATAGCTTATGATTATATTAAATTAACTGGTGAAAAAGTTGGTCAAAATTGGGCAGAACATCAAGCAATTGGTGATAAGATTGACAAACTAAAAAGAATATCTGAAGAATTACAAGCACCAATCATTACGGCGATGCAACTTAATAGAAGTGGAGAAAATTTCAACAGAAAATCTTCTGATGTAGTAGATGATGCTTCAGCGATTTCCTTATCTGATAGACTTCAATGGTTCGCTTCATTCGTAGCAATCTTTAGAAGAAAAACTATGGATGAACTAGCATTAGATACTCAACAATTTGGAACTCATAAATTAATTCCAACTAAAACTAGATTCCAAGGAAAAGATGCAGCTGGACATCAAGATATTGTTCGTAGATTAGATTGCACTGGTAAAGAAACATGGGCTCAAAATTATCTTAATTATAGAGTAGAGAATTTTAATATCACAGAACATGGATCATTAACAGATATTGCAGAAAGGCAAAGAGAGCAATATGAGCTAGATGATAGAAATCAAAATGATGGAGAAATTTTGTGAATGTAAAATTAATATCAGTAACTCAACCCAATATAGCAGGAATCGACAAATCAGAAGAGTTGGTAGCTTATTGCGCTAGAGTTAGCAATCCATCGAATCAAATGAATTCTGAAACATCTCCGAAACTGCTTGCATTTTTAATTAAACATAAACATTGGAGTCCATTTGAAATGGTTGATATGACTGTAGAAATTAAAACTAGTAGAGCAATTGCAGCTCAAATTTTACGTCATAGATCATTCTCATTTCAAGAATTTAGTCAAAGATATAGTGTCGCTAATGATTTTGAAAATATTGAATTTAGACTTCAAGGAGATAAGAATCGTCAAGTTGGAGAAACTTTATTGAATTCAACTGATTCAAGATACGCAGATTTACACAATTCAGTAAAAGATGCTTTACAATCCTCAACAATAGCTTATAATAAAATGATAGAAAATGGAGTAGCAAAAGAAGTGGCTAGAATGATTTTACCATTAACAACTGAAACTACAATGTATATGAAAGGCTCACTTAGAAGCTGGGTTCATTATATTGATTTAAGAATAGAAAAGAATACTCAAAAAGAACATAGATTGATCGCGGAAGAATGTAAAAATATATTTATTAATCAATTTCCTATTATATCAGAAGCACTAGCATGGAAACAGGAATAAGCATCCATCAAATATTAATTAATTTAGGCTACAATCTTAAAGATTGTGGTCGTGAATATAGAACTAAACCTATCTATAGAGATAGTGATAATGATACTGTATTAAGAATTTATAAAGATACTGGCTTTTGGGTTGACTTTAAAGAAAATATCAGTGGAGATTTTACTTCATTGGTTAAAATGAGTCTAAAGCTAGATAGCGAAGAACAAGCTAAAACTTGGCTCAAAGATAAAAATTACCAACAAATCGTAGTTAAAGACATTAAACCTCAAATTAAAGAAAAGAAAACCTTTGATAAAGATCTTCTTTTAAAACTAAATAAAAATCATGAGTACTGGATTAAAAGAGGCGTTAATGCAGAAACAATCAGCTTATTCCATGGAGGAATAGCTTCTGCTGGTAAAATGAAGGAT